CTCCAATAGCGCGTCAGTCCGGAGACGTTGCGCGTTGGTTAGAAGGTAACCAACCGGCCCCGATTCCCATCGGGGCCCTCCACCTCAGATTTAAAGCTGGCCTCTGAGGTCGGCCTTGACGCTGAAGGTGCTGATCATCCTGGAAAGGTTCATTCCTTCCAGGTGACAGACACTTCCGGAGCGCACCCCACCCATCCAGTTTGGAAACTGGAGGTGTGGCGCGCATAACCCATCCCCTACTTAAAGGAGAGTGAGTATTATTCGACAGTTTCTCCCACTGGATTGGTAGGAAAGTATGCCGACCCAGAAGCGGTGATTCAGGATGGACGGTGGGGTAATGCACTAGCATCCCTGCCAGTTTATCGTCCATCCACTTCGTGGTCTTCCAGTAGCCAGCAAAATACAACTGGTTCCTGAGCGAGACCGCCGAGATCACCCCCTTCGTGTCAACACGTGATTCTGGCAGCAATCTTCTGACTCTAACTGGGGTAACCCAGTCACCGTCATAGTAGTCGCCGCCGCAAGACTCCCGGAACTTTCCAGCCCGGTAAGTCTTGTTCACATTGACTTTCAGCCCGTAGGCTTCGAGTTGTGAAATCACGTCATACACCAGGGCGGTAGGGACGACAATGTCATCCCCATAGACCCTTACGCGCGACACAAAGGACCGGATAGTCCTCGGTGTAAGCGGTTGCCCTAACGCCTTCTCAATCCCAACAAAAACGGCGGTGAGAAACACCATCGCCTCTATCGGAAAGGTCAGCGCAGAACCCATAGACGCGTACTTGGCAAGGGAAAGAACACCTTGGCCTTGTACTTCAGCCTTTGAGGACCTGACGCTCAGTACCCCTTCTAACAACGAGGGGAAATACCAGAACAGGTCTTCTACATGCTGAACCGAGACGCGATCGGATGCATCGGACAAGTCGACGGTAGAGAGTTCACCGTCAACGGATCCAGCGCGCGCCATTTCCCTATTCGGGTCCTGGTGCTTAAAGCCGATCATACCAAAGGAATTGTTACGGTCATTCCTGACCGTGCGTTCCTCGAGGTACCTAGTGAGCACCACCGATATCCCCTGCTGCATATACTGCATGCAGGTTGGCTCGATGGCAATCACTCTTGGCGTCTTGAGTGTCTTGGGGACGAATACAACCCTCACGGGCTGCTCATCCCCGGGTTCAGGATACTTCACACGCTGCGCCACCCGCCAGTATCTGACGGATGGGAGTACGTGCTCCACGAACGGAAACACGGCCTCCAAACGCGCAGTCCAGGAGACATTGGACCACTTGGCATTAGCTACCAAGAAATCCGCTGTAGCACCCGGACCGTGCTTTCCAGCAATGCTGCCGCTGTCAACAAAATCGTCAACAGCAGCACCAACACTACTGAAAAGGAGTAAAGCCACTCTACGAAAGGCCTCACGGCTCTCCGTATTTTGATATGTGGCATACCTCTGAACCTCCTGATCAACCTCGACGTACGACCTTGCGGCCGCCTCAATCCTGTGCTGTGCACAGGGTAGGTGGACTTTGCCAAACATCAGCGTTAGCTGACGCACAGCAATAATACAGTCCACAGAGGGATCGTCGAGTAGGACACCACTAGTGTCGAAGATCTGACGCAGGAAACCCCCTAGAAATAAGGGGAGACCACTCTTCCGCGTAAAACCAGCGAAAGAGCAGGCGTCAACGAACCCGCGCTCCAAGCAGGACATAAAGTCCTGCCCAAATTGCGGTAGGGTAATTGTCAGAAACGACATACCCTCACCTTCGACACGACTCTCGAGCTTTTTATAGTCGAGAGTAGCGCTGGTGTGGCAGATGCCGGCAGATTCGTCTGCCAGCTCCTTCCAGAGAGCATTCGAGCTATTAATCAGCCCCTCCTTCCGGGGGGTAACTGGTCTCTAGCCTCAATCCCCGCCCATTACTGGGCTGACCTGCGTGTCTAGGATGACTCCTAGATTTCTCCACCCAACCACTGGGTGGCACGCGCTCCAGACGTAGCAGTGAGGAAGCCGAGTAGGCCATCCACAATCTGCTTAGCTTCGGCAACGCTGTACCCGTACGGTGGTGTTTCCATCACCATAAAGGCACGAGCGGCAAGCCGCACGTTGATCGAAGCCTGCAAAGGATCTGCAGCAATCTTGGAGTGATTCAAGGCCACGAAGTGCCGGACCTTCCCTTTCGAGGAAGTATGATTTACCGACAACTTCACAAGGCCGTCGTCTTTAGTGAACTCTCCCGAGTTCACAGCGAACGACGTCCGTGGCAGCGTTTGGGCCACGGCGTTGATCGTGACGGTCTGGGGATCTGTAAAAGCCATGAGGCTTCTCTCTTTCAGGACTACGGGTGGTTAGACCGTAGACGTGGATGAAGAACCGTCCCAGAGTTGGGACAGCCAAGTGGCCACAGCTCTTGTTAAAATGGGGCTCGCGAGAGCCCCAATGCTGCAGTCACGGCAACCTGGCGCGGAGTTAATCCCGCCCAAGTTACGCCGAATCCATAAGGTGACAGCTTGGCATAGCGTCGACGAGAGACGATTTTCACATCTCTCGTCAACACGCCGTATGACGAAAAGCAAGCATAACTCTGCTCAGTCACACGGCCGCTCATGACGTAGCCATAGTCCATCACCAAACCATCTCGACCGAGGGCGCTGACGTTGTGCATAACATCGCCAACGTTGCCAAACCAGTCGAGGGCCCAAGACCAGGGAGCCAAATTCCAGATTACCTCCGGAGTTAGCTCTAACCCGTACACTTTCCGCGCAGTAAGTGCGTGCCTCTGTATTCCAGAGGTCGCTACCGACGCCGGTATGTGATAACGGAAAGCACCGCTGAACGAGGTCCGTGTTTCAGACCTCATCACAACGGTACCCTGGCGACTTGACGAGTTAAAAACAACACTGCCGTAATCCGGACCGAAAACAAAGTTCCCGGTTCCCGCACCACTAGCAGTGACACTCGGCAAGCCATAGCGGCGTCGGATACGATGATCCGATCCCTTCAGATAAGAGGACATGATTTTCTCGGATCTCCTTACGGATTTCACGAGAGTCTTCACATCATTAACTAAGGGGAGCCAGCCAAATTCTGCGCTAAGGTACGCCTTGCCCGAAGATCGGGCTAACGCTACTCTGTCGCGCATCATCATTATGCTGGCGCCGCCGGGTAGTCCATCAGCGACTAGCTCGCCCAGAGCCGTAGCACCGGAGAAATACTCCGATGTGGGCTCCGTTCGAGCTATAGCAGTAGTCCCAAAGGTCCGCGCAGCCGCCTCGGTTAGAGGCGACGACGTGTACCCAACAGGATCACTGGGCCATGCCACAACTACAATATCACCCTTCAGACGTTTGTTTAACCGAACGCCTGTGTCCACGGCCAACTTCGACCGTAGATCTTCGGTGTAATCTTGTACCCATGGACCGCCAAAATCCCCAGTTGAACCGGGGGGCGGAGGCCACTGATTGGATAAGGAAGCCATCGACCCATTAAACTGAGTCCATGACTCCCGAAGAGAATCTGTCAACGTGTTCCCGATACCGGCTTTAGCGTCGGCAAAACCGAGAACACGCTTGGTCTTAATGACCATAGATCGATCCTCACTACCCTTAACTTGGAATGGAAAGCAGCAGAAGGATCTCTGCCACCAACGCGAGCGCC